CGAGGGCTGCGGCAAGGACAGCATGTGGGCACCGTTCTTGTGGGCCGTCTGCGGCCCGCATCTGCGCAACCGTGGCCTGATCGATGCCGATGGGCTGTTGTCGCAGTGGGGCTATCAACTCGAAAGCGAGATCCTGATCCTGAACGAGCTGAAGGAGCCAGAGGCGGCGTCGCGTCGGATGTTGGCGAACAAACTGAAACCCGTCATCGCCGCCCCGCCCGACATGATCGTCATCAACCGCAAGGGCTTGCACCCCTACAACATGCTGAACCGCATGTTCGTCCTCGCGTTTACGAACGACCCGGTGCCAATTTCGATCCCATCGCAGGACCGTCGCTGGTTCTGCCTGTGGTCAACCGCGCCCCGGATGGACCCCGCCGAGGCCGACAAGCTGTGGCGCTGGTACAAGTCGGGCGGGTTTGAGAAGGTCGCGGCGTGGATGCACGCTCGTGACGTGTCGAAGTTCAACCCAGCGGCCGCGCCGCCGTTTACCGAGTTCAAGGCCAACCTGGTCGAGCACGGCATGTCCATCGCCGAGTCGTACCTCGTCGATCTGATCCGCGTCCGTGCTGGCGAGTTCTCGCGCGGTGTGGTCGGCTCGCCGTTCTTCGCGCTCTGCGACCGTCTGGTGGCGTCCGCGCCCGCAGGCGTCAAAATCCCGCAGGCGGCGCTGCTGCACGCGCTCAAGGAGGCGGGCTGGACCGACATGGGCCGCCTGGCGTCGTCGCAGCATGGCACCAAAAAGCATGTCTTCGCCGCGCCCGACATGGCGCGCGAGCACAGCAAGTCGGAGCTGCGCAACATGCTGGAGACGCCAGCAACGCCAAGCTTGAAGATCGTAAAGTAAGAGCGCCGCCCCGGTTTATAGCCGGGGCGGTTTTTTAGTTTATCGTTTTGAGTTCCGCCGTCGATGGCGTTTTGATTGACGTAATGATCTTCTGCATCATGAGCAGCGTCAGCTCTTTCGTTTTCCTGTCCACTGATGTTTCGGAAAAATGCGCCAGCGTTGCGAATGCAATGGCCCGCTGCGACACAATGTCGCTAAAAAATATCGGGTCGGAGTCGTCGATGTGGACCACGTTGTCGTCGTCATCGTTATCGTTCATGTGGCGCGTCCGTTCTTGGGGGGTTCACGATAGAATGCCAGATGTCGATCTTTCAACAGCTCCTGTATCGTTTGCTCCTGCGCCAAGATCACAAGGTTTAGCGCGATCAGCTCTTCCGCCATGCGAAATTCCGTTTGCGCCCCGCTCCATTTATACCGGAACTCGTTCACAAGTTCGTGAATGAGTTTTTCTTGCGGATGTAGCCCCGGCATCAGGCGTACAGTTCTTCGAGCTGCGCCATTGACGTGAACGTGTAAGACACGATGTGGCCCCCGCGCAGTTCCAGCTCATAGACGCCGTATGACCAGCCGGTCGTCGCCGTGCCGGCATACTTAGCCACGTAGCCGTGCGGCATGGCTGACCCCAGGTTCATCACTTCGATTGAGTTGTTCGCGCCGCTTTTGGGTGTCTTGCGAAACGACGCGCGGTGTGTGTGGCCGAAGACGATGCTGTGGGTGGCATGATTTGCGATCTGGTTCTCGGACTGCTGCCCGCCGTATGGCCTCCCCATGATGTTCATGGGGACGTGCACAAAGCCCACACCGTCAATGACCAACCATTGACCGTAGGGGTGGAGTCGCCAGCGATGCCTAGCGCACAGGTCTTCAAACTGCGCCCACAAAGTTCCAACAGTTTCTGGCGTTTTGTTCTCAAACCGTTGGATTCTGTCTTCATGGTTGCCGCAGACCAGCTCCAGCGGAATGCTTAGGCCGGATGTCTCTTTATAAAACGCGGCCATCGCCTCGCCGCAGGATTGCAGATCCGCTTGAAACGACGGACGTTGCGCGTGGCCTACGCTGCCGCGCTCTTCATGGGATGAGACCGAGTTCCACGACGCGAAGTCGCCGATCTGAACAATTCTATCCGGCATATGTGCGACACAATGCCGCGCCAGCCATTTGAAGCGGTCCTTGGCCATGCCTGGTTCGTCGTGCGTGTCGCCTATCGCGACAACGCGGGTTGAACGGCCTTCTCTTGCGGGAATGATGCGCGTGCGGATCGGCGGCTTGGCGTCGCGCGCTGCACGTAGCGCCGCTACTTCGGCCTCTAGCAGGCTAGCGGTGCGAATCAAATCCGATACGCGGATCGGCTTGTTGCGCCGGATCGCGTATCGGACTGTGCTTTCGTTTCGACCGATATGCTCGGCGACACGTGCGGTGCTGCCCATCTGCACGATCAGCGTTTGCAATTCTGCCGCACTTAGCATCATGTCGCCGCCTCCGTCGTTCGCGGCGGAGCTTATTGCGGTTTTATGTCTGGTGCATGTCTTTTTTATCTAAAATTGTTTCACTTATTGTTAAACAAGCTCCACAGCAGCATTGCGGTCATGACTATCATGCCCACACCTGTCATCCACGCCGCCAAGATGATCGGCGCAAAAATAAGAACTTCAATCACGGTAAAAATCCCTCCAAAAAATGCAGCCAATTGCTGCTGCCCCAACCCAGATCATGACAACCAGTGGGATCATTATCAGCACAGAAATTACCTCAATCATTTTCCTTCTCCTTCAATTGACGCCGAAGTTCATTGCGCTGGCTGCGTGTGCTGTGCAGCTTCTGTTGCAGATGCCGCACTCGGTCTAACGCGCTCGTGAGCCGCCGTTCGATGTATTCGATGTGCGCAGCGGCCTTTAACGACGCCTGGCACCCGTCCTCCGCCGCCAAAGCGCGCAGGACGGCTTTATGGTCAGGAGGCAGCATGACGCGGCCTCCCATTCTTGCGTGCCGGTGCGCCCTGCTGGCGAGCGATCCGCTGGACAGCGCGCGGAGACCCGAGACCGAACAGTCGTGCGATGTCAGATACTTTGCGTCCGGCGATGTAGTGCTGGGTGATTAGCGCGTTGCGTTCTGCGGTGTTTTTCACTTTACTTTCTCCCGAAGGTTATGTTCGTCTCGGCCCTGATGTCCTGATTGCGCCACGTCCAGCACTCGCTGCTGTCCTGAAACACGACCCAACACAGGTCGTGCTCAGCTCCGTAGTCGATCAGGACGTGCGCCAGCCCCTTGCCTTGCGGCGTCACGACGGGCAGCGGTGGATCAAGTCGCAGCATCATCGCTCTCGTCCCCACGTCTGGTCGCCTAGCGTGGCGTGAGCCAGTGCTAACTCCGCCCGCAGACGCTCAATCTCGCGCCACAAATCATGATTTTCGCTAAGTGCTGCGCGCCGATCAACAAGCAAAACATCCATCGTCACTCGCAACCGCTCAATCTCGTCAATTGCAGCCTGAACATCGTCAGGATCACACCACACTTCGCGGGGATATTTGTGTTCGATCCGTATGTAATCTTTTAAGTCCACGATAAAATCGTCAGTCATTGTTCTTCTCCCCTTCAAGCGCGGCGCAGGCAACGCGAGCCATTCTCTGCACAGGTGCATATGCAAACTGCCATTCTTGGGCTGCAATCTCTTTCAACGCCGCTCGCAGCCGCTCGATCTCGTCGGCGGCTTCTTTATGCAGAGGGTCACCGAGAAAAGCGTGTGAACTGTTAAGCCGCGTCACGATGTCGTCAGTCATATCTCACCTCTTGCTTTCTTCGCTTGGTAGTACTCCCGCGCTCGCGTGCGCTTGCGCAGTCCATCTTCGAACGGTCGTCCATCCAGCCAGGCGTCCAGCGAGTGGACGCCGTGCCACACGGTCGTCGGATCTCGCCCGCCTGACCATGCGCCCAGCTGCGGATACGAGACCGTCAGGCGGTCACGCGCACGCCACCAAGCGAGATGCCTGGCGGTGCTGGCGGCCGCGACGCGCGTCGCGCTGTCGAACGTCGCCACGTCAATCCCGCACTCGGCGCAGGCGTCGCGCTTGATCGCTTCAAACGCCGCCCGTGTCGCGTGCGGCTTCACGCCGCGCGGCCGTTGACCAGCGTCACCGTCACGTCGCCCGCCTCGTAGCGTGGCGCAGCCATGGCTGCCTCCATTGCTGCCGTGGCCTCGCTGGCGGCCAGCCGGGCACCACAGGCGCGCACGTACAGCGTCGCGTAACCGGCGATGTCGTGCGCATGGTCGATGTGATCGACATCGCCCGCCATCAGGCGCGCGGTCTTCATCAGCCAGGTTTCGCACGCCTCGCGCTGCGCGTCGTTCATGTTGATGTAGCCTTTCGACTCGCGCAGGATGTCTTTCAACAGCTGCGCGTAGGACGCCACGTTGGCGAAATCGCCGTGCGTCGCCTCGCGCTCTTGCAAGGTCTGCTCGATCGTCTGCGGCGC